TTACTCAATGATGGGGGATAGGGTGCTTGCCAGTTGGCCGGCCTGCTCGCTCTGGCCGATGAATGTCTCGGCATTGGTTGGCGGTGGGCCACCGTGGTTATGGCTGGCGGCGGTGGCGGCCAGTTGCTCCACCACGTTCATCAGCTGGTTGAGCAGACGGAAGATGTTCACCCCATCGCTACCCATCCACGACTTGGGTGACTCGAAGTGCTGCAGCTCGCCGGCAAGTGCCCGACGAACCAGGGCGATATCTTCATCCAGGTTACCGCAGGCTGTCTGGCTCATGTTACCGGCGCTGCCCAGGATCATGTCTTCGGCGGTCAGCAGTTCGATATCCCCGAGCGCCTCGATACACTTCATGCCCCCGACCTCTTCCACGCTACTGGCCAAGACGCTCATCCGGTGCTGACCGAACTCGCCCAGGTACTCGTCCGCCTCGCGGATCATCTGCATGGCCTTGTCGTGCTGGCGGCGGTCAGTATGGCGTGACTGGTTGCCCACGGTATCGGTACGGCTGAACACCTCGGCCCGTTGCTGCTGCAGCTGCTCGCCCGGGGCGATATCCGGCAGAGGCCAGCCAGTGCCCAGGATGGTGCGAATGAACGGCCGGTCTGCCCGACCAAAGGCAAACCCCAGCTCGACCATGGTTCCCTCGATGGGGAACTGCATCAGCCCCTGCTCAGGTCCGCCGAACATGACCGGCAGCGGTACAGCTCGATAGAGCGGTGTCCCTTCATCTGGCTCGCCATCCTCATTGAACAGCCGCACATCTACCGCATAGCGAGGACGAAACGGGTCATTGAGCTGACCGGCGGTGGCCTGGTCGCTGATGGCCTCAACCCTGCCGAACTTGGGCAGGTGCATCTTGTCGGCCAGCTCGGGGAACTCCCCCTCCATCTTGCGCCGCTCTGGCGACTTCACCGGTTTACCTGGTGTGGCCGTGGTCAGGGTCATTTCGTCACCCTTGAGCCGTACCCGCTCCACCCGCTTGCCATTGACGATGGCCCCCGGGCGCATGGCCGGGATCGGGGCTAGGGTCATGGTGTTGCCCGCTTGGCGGGCCGAGAAGGCCGAGTCCAGTTCCACCGCCTTATCTGCCCAGCGGCTATGGACATGACTGCCCACGAAGATGGCGCCATCTGGTTGTTGATGCCAGATGAAGTCCGGTACCGCGAAGGCGCGGCCCGCATTATCGAGCAGCTGATAGCCGGTGCCGGCGCTGGTGAAGTTGGGGATCGGGGTGTCGGTGTAGTCTGCCCCGTCCGGCAGCAAGAAGGTGAGCTGGGTCTGGTCTGTCAGCCAGGCCAGCAGGCTGCGCAGGGTGGCATGCTGGATACTGACAGGGAACTTACTGCCCAGGATCCCGGCCAGCTCACGACATAGCAGCTTGCTGGCACCGTTGGCGGCGGGTTGTACGTCATAGACATAACCGGTGAACCAGCGGCGCAGTTCACCGTTGTAGCCGGTATCCAGGGTCAGGGTCTGCCCCTTGGTCGCTGTCCCGTCGATAGTCAGGGAGGCACGGCCACCGGCAGAGAGGTCGAGCACGATATCATGGTCAACCAGGTGGGCCGGTTTACCCCCTAAGGTCAGATTGGTCGATAGTTTCACGCCATTACGTCTCCCAGCTTGTCATCCAGCCCCTTCATCACCTTCTCCCAGGAACTGAGCTGCTCCTGCTCAGACGCTGCCGCGCTGCTGTCTGTTTTCGCCGGGGTAGCATTGGCGGTGCCTTGCCCCACGGTGGCAGCAGCCTTGGGGAGGCGCTGCTCGCGCTTCTCCGGTACCGAGTTATGTTCGCGCAGGGTGAACTGCACCTGCCACGCCAGCAGGCCTTCTTGCTCGCTGGCGGTGATGCGGCCGGCAAACTTGGCCTGGCGCACTTTCACCGACTTGGCGAGCAGCGAGCCGACCCGGTAGATATGGCGCTTGCCGCCGTCACCTTTGGCATCAGCCAGCTCAAACAGGCGGCTCAGGGTCTTCTCATCTTTGAACGGTACCAGCCCAGACACATCCAGTTCCTTGGCCTTCTCCCCCTGCTCCGAGCTACTGGTGCTGCTGGTCTGGCCGCTGTTGTCTTTGTCCTGAAACTGCATCGATGCGGAGATCCGCATCGACTTCATTACAATGGGCTCACCGTCTAGGGTGAGCATGGCCGTTCTACTCATTGGGTTAACTCCTGCCAGAAGGTGAGGGGGGAGGGGGAGAGCAGCAGGGCGCCTACGGCGACGCTGTGGTCAGGGTGATCGCTCTCCAGCAACTGGGCGGCAAGGCTCGCCGGATCGCCATACCCGTGCCAGCTCCACATCTTGCCAGCCAAACTCGGCTTGGTGGTCAGCTCGGAGTCCAGTTCTGCGATACGGGCGGTGCGTTTGCCGGTCAGCGCGGCCAGCTTGGCGCGGGTGGTGTCCGGTGATGGCGAGTTACCCTCGCTCTGCTGCAAGGCAGAACGAGCGGCAGAGGCCAGCAGATGGCGGCGCAGCGGATCCCAGATAAGCGGGTCGCCCGCCTTCCAGCGCGGCACCATGGCCGCCACCGGCTGTTCCATCAGGTCGTTCTCGGCGGTGAGACGGCGCAGGGTGGTGCACCACTCTGGCAGCGGTAGCACTGTACATACCTCTGCCAGCTTGGCTGGCAGCTCCTGTTCGCTGGCGGCAGTTACCAGCCATACTACTGAATATAATTTTTCGGTCGGATGATTATTGTCTGCTTTATCTTGAAGTTTGGCCGCCAGTATCTTTATGGCTTTTGATGCTGCCAGTTCAGGTTCGCTACCTTGTCTATTTACGGCCACATAACTATGTGGCCCTGTTGAAATAGTCTTAACAGTCACAGAGGCTCCTATGCACACATAGCAGGGAATTTACCAGCAACCTTGGCCTCTACAGCGCAATATACTTGATCATAAGAGTTATACAGTGATGCCGAGTTATTTCTAATTTGAACCATCGCTGTTTCGCCATCAACAAACAATCTGTATTCTACATATACGTTTTCTGTTCCAGTTTGCCTGTTGTAAAGCTCCACATTATTTAATATTGCTCCATTTTCACTATCAAGCTCGAATCCGATGTGAGCTGAATGAACCCTGTTAAAGCTAGGATTCCTCCCTGATATTGTCAATTCGCAGTGGAGGACTGCAAATGCATATTGAATTACAAAGTCAGGGATTGTCATGACAGTCTGCCATGATGAGTTTAACTCGCCAAGGCTAACTCCAGCCTCAAACATGTCAACTCCAACATCCCTTAGGTTTTTATAATCAACAACCGTGTGGTTCTTGTTTGCAACAAGAAGTTCTGATGAAATGGATTTAGCAAATAGAACTGACTTACCATTGACATCAAAAAGCTGCATCTTAAGTCTTGAGTAATTAGACTCCTGAGTTAATTCCCAACCATCAACACCGGTTTGTACCGTTGGACCAATGACACTGAAGTAATTTGCGCCATCGCCCATGTCAATTAGATAATTAATGTCTGGGGCTCCCACTCCCTTCCCTAAGTTAGTTTTTAAATTATAGAAAGCCCAGTTTTGGCAGCTACCACCATTGTGTCCGACAAAGATTTTGTTCTTTATGGACTTCTTTCCAAAAAACTTCGGTGTACCGGTAAAGGTTATCGACCCCTTTACATGGCTAGTTCCGTCATATACAGCATAACCAGCTTGTTCAAAATATGGGTTATGGAAATTCATGTCGAATATCTTTGCTCCAAGATAAATCGCATTGTTTGAGGCCCACTCGCAATCTGAAAACCTGTTACCTTGCTGGCCAAGTACTTGCGCATTAGATGGTTCTACAAACTCAATATCCCAATCAGTAGCTCCAGAGAATCTACACATTGTCCATAAGTTAAGGTTAGATCCGTCTGTTACGTGTAAATTGACTCGGTTATTCCTGTACCAAACTTGATCGTTGACACACCAGAAACATCCGCTTTGATTCGAATACCCTATTCCATCTTTTTGACCTATATCAAAGCCTTCGATTATTACTTCTGATGCTCGGTCCCACCATCCCTCGCCGCGCCAAAGGCCTATTCCCTTTCCGTTACCTATCAACGAAAGCTTCTGCAGTGAAGTATGGTATTGGCCTGATTCATTGCCTATGACTTCACCGTTACGAGACTTAAGCAATATTTTGTCATATTGAATTAGAGCGTTATCACCCCCATCCCAATAAAGCTCTGTCGCATACGGCCCTACACCCTCTATACCCCACCCTGCGCGTCTATTAATTGTTGTTAGAACAGGGTAGCGCTCACTCCTGAGCTTTATCTTTCCACCATATATGCTGTTTTGCATGGTTGCGTTGAATATGGGGCCATAGTCAAGGACTGGGGCGAAGTAGTCTATGAAAAACTCACTACTTAAAATCCTTTCAACAGTTGTATTACCTACTCCAATTTGGCTTGCACCAGCTGCACCGCTCAGTTGCCCCCTTAATGAATTGCCACTTACCAGAACCCATTGACTATCTTCATTGGGAAGCTCATTGACATCAATTGCCTTTGGCAGTTGACCAGTCCATGAATAAACCTTGGTGCCATCTTTGCTCAGCACCACCTGTTTGGTTATCTCTATGGTCAACTTGGTGCCGAACTGGCCGATCAGGTCATAGCCTGCCTCGGCCATCGAGCGTTTCCAGAGGGCGAAGGTGTCAGGGATGGCGCCTGAACCGCCGCTACCACCCTGCCCACGGCCATCAATAACAGTGCTGTCAGCCTGCACTGTACCCAGCTTGGCCACGTAGTGCGGATAGCCGCTTTCGTCCACATGGTCGGTCAGATCCGCCACGCTGGTGATGATGGTGAAGTGGTTCTGATGCTCAGAGAGCAGCGAACCTGACCGGTGCACATCTACCCAGACGCCTATCGGCTTGGAACCCGGGTAAATGACCTGTGGCTGTTTCAGCTCGATGCGCAGGCCACCGACGATGGCCACGCCTTGGGTAACCTGATGGCCGCCATCCTGCTGCACGACCTTGAAACTATCGCCGATGAAGGTGTGATGGCCATAGAGCTGGCTGGCCAGCTGGCGCAGGTCTTCATCCTGCCCGCGCAGGCGGGCTGCATAGTCAATCTGCCAAGTGCCGGCATCCACATTGGTGAGGGTGGCCTCGGCGGCCTGGTCGTAACCCATCAGCATGGACTTGACCAGGGAGTTACCGGTCTGGCCGGTGGTCTGGTCGGTCTTGAGCTTGGTCTCTCGCCCCTTGTAGACAATCATCCCGATCACGCCGTTCTGCTTGTTGCGCAGGTACATGGCATTGAACGAGAAGTCGCCGACAGTGGTATCCATCACGATTGAGTAGGCCACGGCGTTGTTGTTGATGCGGCCGCGCTGGTCTACGTTCTGGCGATGGACGATCTGGCTTTCCGGCGGCAGGCCGGTGTCCGGGTCGATGGGGGAGGTGATATCCAGATTCGGGATGTCAGCCAGGATGAATTCATCCAGTACGACCGGTTGTTCTGCGGCCAGGCTAGACTGCCAATATTGTTCGAATGCGTTGGTAATGACCTGGCTCATCAGGACTCCTTGCGGGGCAGGCTTGCCCCGTAAACGTGTTGAATGAAATGGATTTGACCGGCGCGCAAGTACCCCTTGCAGGCGGGTTTATTGAGGGTTGCGGCAAATACCTGGTGACCCATGTCAATGCGGCCAGCATGCAGGTAGCCCACGGCGGGATAGAGCACCTGGAAGCGGTAACGGCGGCAGGTACGGCCGTAGTGCTGGATCAGGGTTTCCATCAGTTGCTGATTGGCGGCCAAGGCGCTGTCAGCCACCTCGATGGTGATGACGTCCCAGGGGGTAGCGTCTTGGCGTTCATGAAGCTCACACCAGCCGATCCCCAGTCGCTCAAAGATGCGCTTGAAACCGGCCACTTCGCCGGAGTCCTGGGCGTTGATGAAGGCGTACTTCACCCGCTTGCGGAACAGGTCAAGCGGCTCCCCCTTGAAGCGGGTGATATCCCGCTCCCAAGCGATCAGCGCCAGCATGGCTTCCGAGCAGGTCATCGGGTCTTGCTGGGTCAGCGGTTGCAGCAGCCAGCCGCGCAGGCGGCGCCAGAAGGCCATGATGCCTTTGGCCAGGAATGCCGGCTCTTGCACTCCCTCGGCGATGGTCTTGCCGTCTTCCCACCAAGGGGCCGTGCTGTCTGGCAGCTGCGGGGCCTTGTCCTGGTGGTTGAGCTCGGTGGTCTTAGTCATGGAGGAACACCTCCAGCGCACTCAGGCGCGGGATGGCGAGGCCAGAGACGATATCCAGCTCGGTGAAGTGCAGGCTCTTTATCTCGGTGAATGCCTGATGGAGCTCGCGGCCAAGCTGGCTCAGGGAAAAGCGAGACTGCGGCCATGCCCTGGTCACTGAGGGATAGTCCGCTGACTGGCGAAAGGCCGCCTTCACCATCAGTTCTACCTCACGTTTGAGTGTCAGCCGCTGTTCGGTGGTCATGTTCTCGGCTGGCCACAGCTCCAGGTGCAGCGAGTGCTCGGTTTCTGGCATGGCCATCACCTGCAGGTCATCGCCGTGGCCGTGGTTGCCCTGGTTGTTCACGTAGTCGTTGAGCTTTTCGATCAAGCTGGCGGGGGTGGTACCCACTTCCAGCAGAATGAAGGCATTGGCGGTACCCGGGCCCCGCGGTGCATCGTGCTCGAAGAAGATGTGGTCGGCGCGGATCCCCGCCACGCTGGCGAGCATGGAGCGATAGATGGCGTCGATGTGATAGCGACCCACCGCCGAGAACTGGTTCTGAATGCGCAGGCCAAGGGCGTCATTGCTCTCGGCATCTGCGCCCTGGGTGGTGATCCAATCCCGATCAGCGTTGCGAGCTGACAGGATGCCGGTCACCGGTTTGCTCAGCAGGTTGTAATAGCCCGGGGCCAGATTCCAGGCGCCGCCGGCGAACTCCGCCTCACAGACTACTTTGGCCACGCCTTCACCGGCGGGGCTCACCATCTCTTGCAGCGGTTTCAGGCGGTAGAGGGTGCCGTTGATGCGCTCGGTGGTGACCCAGACATCGGCCGGGATGGTAACGGCCTCGCTCGGGTTGGTCTTGACGAAGTTAATCAGGCCCCGGGTCTTCTGGGCTGGCTTGCGGATCAAGTCCACATCCCACGCCTTGAGGTCGAGATAGGCATCATTGGCGGTAGCGGCAAAGCTGGCTGGCAGCACATGGCCCGCCAGCAGGGTGCGGATCAGCCACAGCGCCGGGGTGATGACCACGCCGCGCACCAGACGCCAGAACGGTGACACGTCGCTGTCGTTGGTGATGAGGGAGCCGGCGGCTTCCACCTCCTTCTTGAGCTCGACCTCCATGGCCTGCTCGGTTGTCGGTACCCCGCTTTTCGCCAGCAGGGCCACAAAATCCACAGTTGGGCGCAGGTTCACAGGGTTACCTCCAGATCGCCAAATTCATAGGTGCGAGCGGTGACCAGGATCCGGTCTGGTGCCTCTTCGCTGATAACGATGGTGCCCGGGATCAGGCGCTCGTCGTTCTCGACCAACAGCTCTATCTCTGTCATCACGTCGGCGCGCAGGGTAGGGCTGCGCTCGCCGATGAGCTTGCGGGCCAGCCCCGACTCCATGATGCGGTGCTTGATGTCCTGGCCGATGCTGTGGCGGTCTTGCGTCATGCGCGGCTGGCCGCCGGCATCGAGCTGCCATGCACCGTCTATCACCAGGATGTCGATGTATTTGGGATCGCTCATCACGGCGTCTCCAACCAAGCGTTCTCGGCCATCTGCTCCGGCGTCATCGGGTTCTGGCTGGTCATGTGCACTTCGCCGATGTGAATAGCCTTGGTCGGCTTCTGGTTGGCGGTCGTCGCGGCCGCATTGGCCTGGATCAGCTGCTGGCCAAGGCCACCGGATGGGATGCTGCTCTGGCCTCCCTGGCGATAACGGGCGAGCGGGGCATTGATGTTCTCGGGGTTAGGCAAGTTGAGGTCTGGCATTGAGCCTCCCTCGATATTGACGCCCGGGATCATGTTGAGCTTGTCGATCAGCCAGTCGATGGACTTGCCGAGCAACTGGAACACGCCCCAATCGGAGAAGGTTTTTTTCAGGTCATCCCAGTAGTAGATGACAGCTGCGACAGCGCCGATCAGCAGCACTATCCCGGCGATGATCAGGCCGATGGGGTTGGCATACATGGCAATATTGACGGCCAGCATGATGGCCCGGAACGATGCCATCCCTGCTTTGAGCAGGTTGAGCGGGGCCATGATGACGGTCCAGGCAATGCCGAGCCCCAGGGTGGCCAACTTGGCGATCCCGGCTATCAGCATCCAGGCGCCAGTGACCATACTCAGGCCCACGATGGCGAGCATGGCGTAGCTCACCACCTTGGTCAGGTTCGGGAAGAGGTGAGTCCAGCGCAGTACATCATTGGCGCCATCAGCAAAGGCGCCGACCACTGCATTGATGGCGGGCAGCACTACACCAAAGGCGGCGGCACGGATGGCGAACCAGCCTTGTTCTACCCGCTGCCACTGGTCTGTCATGGAAGCGGCCATCTGTTCGGCCTTGCCCATGCCGTGGGTGTTGGCCAGCGCGTTGATGTTGGTGGAGAGGGCCTTGGTGTTGGTCATCAGCAGCTTGATCATGGCCACCGCTTCATCCGAACCGAACGCTTTCTTGAGCTCGTCCCCCTCGGCCACGCTCAGGGTCTCGCCATAGCGCAACTTGAGTTTGTCCAGCACGGTCAGCACCGGCAGCATGTTGCCTGCCGAGTCGGTGAACTGCATGCCGAGCGCCTTCTGAGCGCCACCGACACCAGCCAGGAACGACTTGAACTTGGTGCCGGCCTCGCCCCCGCTCATGGTGGCTTGCAGTTGGCCGAGTACGGCGAACTGCTCATCCATTGAGATGCCGGCGGCAGTGGCGTTAGCACCAATCGCCCCGAAAGCATCAGCCATGCCCTGGCCGGTGGTCTTGAACATCTGCACGGCAGTGGCGGTTTTGCCTGCCAAATCTTCCACCCAGTTGGCCTTGCCCATCATCTTGGCCTGCTGCTCGAAGATGCCGTACATGGTGCCCATGTAGTTAGTGATGGTGGCGGTGTCTGCTTTGGTGGCCTTGGCCAAGGTGGTCGAGGCGCGGGTGAAGGCTGGCAACTCGTTGCCCTCCAGCCCGGCGATCGCAGACTGGATATCGTAGGAGGAGCGGACTATCTCTGTAGCTGACTCGCCATACTTGACCGAGAGCGCGAGCGCCTCACGCCCCAGTGCACCGAGCACATCCTTTTGCACATCGAGGGAGGCGACTTCTCCGAGCGCCCTGTCCATCTCGATGGCAGGGCCAAGGGCTGACTGGATGGCCATGCCGCCGGCGGCCAAGGTGGTTGCCCCCATGGCCATGTTGCTCCAGCCCTGGCGGCCAGCCTTGCTGACCTTGTCGATCTGGCTGTTGATGCCCTGCAGGGGCTTGGTGACCTGATCCACCAAGGCCACTTGCATCATCAATTTTTCCATCCAGGCCATCAGTCGTTATCCGTTCAATGCTTTGGCAATGCCCTCGGCCACGGCGGCGGCGTTGGACTCTTGGTTGTATTTGTCTAACCAGATGGCGCGAGCCAGGCTGTCGAGGTCGTCATCCTCATGGGGCAAGTAGTGGCGCCTCAGTGCCAGTACCTGCTCGAGCTGGTTGCGCTCGATAGCCTCGGCACGCGCGGTCAGTTTTTTACGGTGATTTCCAGATCAGGGGCGAACTCTTTGTTGATAGCCCCCGCCAGCTGCAGCGCGGCACTGGGACGCTTGAGCAGGTCATCGAGCGCCTCTTTGCTCTCGGTGCAGACGATCTTCTTCAGGTAGTTGTGGGCCGGCGCCACCTTGTCGTTGGGCATCATGTCGTTGATGAAGCCGTTGTAGGCGGTCATGGTCGGTTCAAAGCTGATGTCGGTACCGGCGATGGTCAGGGTAATTTTCTTGCTCATGGGGTGGCTTCCTCTTGTTCAATCCAATGGTTCAGGGTGTTGAGTTGGGTTTGGCAGCGGCGCATGGCCGTCTGCAAAGTGGGGATAAACCGCACGGCGTCGCCGTAGGTGCTCCCCGCGAATTCAGGTTCTGGGCAGTGAGGCACCAGCCCCGGCGGTGGTAGCCGCTTCACTACCTGGGTTTTCACCACTGTGGTGGGTTGGCTTGAGCAGGCGCAGAGCACCGCCAGGCAAAGGCTCGCGAGCGCAATCCGGGCGGCCTGTCGGCGGCGTGGCCAAGGCTTGTTGCAGTTCATCGGCGGTCTTCCTGTTCTGGTTGTCGAGCTCGGCCAAGGCGGCGTTCTGGTCGTTGAGCAGTAAGCGCAGACCCTTTGCTTGCATCAGCAGTTCCTGGAAGGCGGTCGCTTGCTGGGTGTTGACTGCCTGCAGGATGTTGATGGTGTCGTTGGCGTTGGCCAGCTCCTTGGTGCGCTGCGTGAGCCGTTCGCCTTGGGTAAACAGAATGGTGCCAAGCACAAAGCCGATGATGGTCGGCAGGAACCGGATGAGCGTGCTCATGCCAGCACCCCGCCGAACTCGGTGAACTTGGCCAGCAGGTCAGCCAGCTTGTGTTCGCGCTGGCCGTAGCCGGCGCCGGGCAGGCTGGCCCAGATGTTGGCGCACTTGGCGATCGCCTGGGGGATACGACCATCGATCACATCGGCCAGCGCTTTGCGCTCGCGGATCAACTGGATTGCCCAGGCATCTTGTGACTCAGGGCCAAAGTCCGGCAGGCCGAGCTGGTCACGGTAGTGGGGCCAGTGTTTCGACAGGTGCTGATAGCGGCCGGCAGCCGTGCTGACCAGGCGTGGGTTCACCTGCACCTTGATGTTTGGGTGGGTGCGGTAGTCGGTGAAGAATCCCGCCGGATTGACCAGCTTGTCGTACCCGTCATCGCCCCGGCCCTTGGTGCCCTCGAAAAAGGCGAGCATGTCGAGAAAGGCGGCCACTTGCGGGTGGCAGTTACTGCGCGGCATTGTTGTCCTCCTTCTTGCGCAGCATCAGGGCTGCACGGTCGCGGATGATGTCGATCCCAAGCAGTCCCACCATGCCACCCAGTAACGGGGTGGCCTCCTGGGGGATCCCGAGCAAGTGGGTCCCGGTGGCGGCCGCCAAGGTGATGAGGCCACACAACAGGGATTCGATCAGTCGGCGGCGACCCCGCCCACCGGCATAGGTGATGCGCAGGAAGGCGATGGCAAGTGCCAGCAGTGCCCCATAGACGGCAGGCCAGTTGTCCATCAGCCAGGCCAGCAGGGCGGCCCAGAGGGTGGGGTCTTTGTTTGGCATAGGGTTCATATCCCGTTCTCGATGCTTATTGGCCGCGACGCTCTGCGCGGCTCTGGCAGGGCACACACTTGCGTACCCCTGGTACTCGCTGGCGGCGCTCCTCCGGGATCGGGTCGTTGCACGCTTCGCAACGGTGCAAGCTCTCGCCCTGGTAGTGGCTGCGGCCAAGCTGGTTCTCCAACTGGGCCGCCAGCATCCGCTCGGCGTGTTGGGTGGCGCGGTCGATCAGATCCATCCGTTAGCCCTTGAGGTGACGGGTGTCGTCATCCGACAGGTACGGCACGCCGTTGATGTGCACGAAGTCGGGGGAGGTGACGAACCCCTTGACCTTGTGCACCCCCTTGCTGCCGCCCTTGGGATCGACATCGAGCAGGTCGGAGAGCAGCAGCTTCACGCCGAAGGCTTCTACCTTCATGGTCTCGTCGCCGGTGTCGGCGTAGAACAGCACATCGTCCGGCTTCATACCGCGCCAGCTACCGGCCCGCTTGGCCGCATCGCCCAGCAGGGTGAAGTTCTTGGCGTCGAGCTCGAACTCCAGCTCTGCGGCCACATCCCCATCGACATAGCCATCAGGGATGCCACGGGTTTGCGCCACGGCGCTGTTGTCGGTGATGGATAGGCTTGCCTTCTCGATGTGCACCATGGTGCCCATCAGGGTGGTGTCGAAGGACTGGCCTGAAATACGGCGGGTCATGGGTTAGCCCTCCCCGTTGTTGAGGCTCAAATCGAGCATGATGTTGACGGTGATCCCCTTGGGACAATCCACGGTGCGCACCACCACATAGATGGAGACCAGGTTCTTGGCGGTCCACTTGATGGTGATGTCGCCATCCTTGGGGGAGGCGATGTCGCCCGGGAACGGCTGGCCGTTGATGGTGGTAGCGCTTGCCATCTGACGCAGGTCCTTGCCAAAGAACATGACGGCGGCCGCGGTGCTGCCCGGGGTGGAGTTGAACGAGCGGTCACCGATGCGGGCGATGGCGCGCAGGCGCATCCGGCGGGCGACCTTGTAGGCCACACGCAGGTTTTCGATCACCTGGTAGTCGCCGCCCTCGGCGTCCAGGGTGCGGCCATCTGCCCAGTAGATACCGTCATAGTCCGGGTACCACATCGGCACCGAGTAGCGGCTTTGTTCCAGGGTCTGCAGGGTGGCCAGCGGCAGTTCGGTGCCGTCCTTGTCCTTGGGGGTAGCCCCAAGGCCGACCACGGCGCCGGTTTTCACCCGGCAAGGGCTATCAGCGATGCTCACTGCCCGGTTGCACAGGCGACCGGCGTAAGCCCCGATGAGGTTTGGCCACAGCTGCGGGATCAGGGAGACCGATTCCGCCGCGATGCCATTCTGCAGGGCGGCCAGTTCTGCTTCGTATTCGCTCCAGTCCTGACCGCCTTCGGTGGTGGAGACAATGCCCGGCACCGCCAGCAGCATGGCTTGCCAGCGACCCCACTTGGCGATCAGCTCCTGGTTGAGGGCGTGGGCGGCGTTGATTTTGGTCGCGTCCCACTCCTGCCCCAGCACCACGACTGCTTCGAATGACTGGGTTTTCTGGGCGGTGCGAACGGCATCCTTCCAATCCATTTCGGTCGGCAGCACAAAGGCGGCGGCCGTCCAGTTCTGGCCGGCGTTGTCGCGGGCGGCCAGCAGGTTGGTTTTCAGTTCGCTGTCAGCCTCGCCCAGCAACGTGTCAAAGTCAGACTGGGTATTGAGCGAGAGCAGCTTGTTGGTGTTGGTCGGCGCACTGCCGATGAACAGCAGGTGACGCTCGACTTCCGTCACTGGCCCCTGCATCTGGTTCAAGTTGTTGATCTGTACATAAGGCCACATGGCGTTATTTCCCCTTCATGCCTTTCTTGTTGACGTCCCAGCCGTAGTTGATGCTTTGCAGCGCTCGGGCAAAGGCCTGTTCGCGTTGCTTGGTGTTGGCGCCCAGGAACGGGCGGGCTGGCAGCTGGATCTCCCAGCTCTCTTTGACCGGTTCATCCTTGAGCTTCTTGATCAGCAACCCTGCCTGGGCGTAGTTGAGGTTGCCCGTTATCCAGCCCAGCGAGGCCGAGCGGTATGCCCGCTTTCGTTTGCCCGGGCGCTTGAACCCCAGCTCGCGCAGCTTGCGGGCTTGTGCCTTGCTGGCCTGCTTGTTCTTGCCGCCGTCGCTGGGGGCAATACGGCGGCGGCTGATTGCCGTCACCTTGTAGGTGTGCCCCTTCTGGTGGGTGTTGGCGATCACCCCCGCGTGGGCGCTCATGGTGCCCTTGGTGAACCCCAGCTCTGCCACGTCCTGGCGGGGCTCTCGGATCAGCAATAGCTTGGGCAGGCCACGCAACATCTTGCGTTTGCCCCGCTTGCGCGGCGCCCATGGCTGGCCGTTGGGGTCTTGTTGCTGGCGCACGTTACGGGCTGCCAGCTTCTTCATCTCATTGGCTGCTCGCCATACCAGGCGCTTGCGCTTCTTGGGCGGCAGGGCCAGCAGGTTGAGCTGGTCTTTGCCACGACGGGTATCCAGCGTGATGCTGATCATGACGGGTCACCGATCTGGTGATGGCCGGTATCACCCACGTTCAGGTCGATATGGTCGGCCACCCAGATGTCATAGGGGGCCACGTTCCAGCGTTTGCCGTCCCAGTTGATGGGGCCCTGCTCGTGTTCAACCAGGCGCAGTGGTTCGGTGAAGGGGAGCTGGATCTCAAGGTCTGCCGTCCTTTCATCGTTCGGGGTGACGGCGTACTCGGGGTCGTCCAGATCGAACCGTTCGCGGAATTCGTCATGCTCCTGCACCCAGGCCGCCACTGACGCGAGCACAATGGCCGGATCCAGCTCGCGAAACGGCAACTGCTCGATGGTGAATACCGCCTGATAGGTGAGCCAGGCCACATCCACCCCGGTGGGGCCCATGTTTTTGGGCTCCAGCCTGATGGTGCCGTTCTCCATCCAGCTATCCAGCGTCTTGTGGCACTTGGCCGGGAGCACCCGCAGCAGCTCTGTGTGGAGCGCCTGCAGGAAGTAGCCCTGGGCCTGCTGCTCGTGCATGTCGCTCATATCAGCGAGACCCCCGCCCTGTGCTTGCCCTTGATGCTGCGCACCCGTTGCTGACTCTCGGCCAGCAGCTGGGCGCGCTGATCTGGCGAACGCTCCAGCTGGTTGTTGGCGGTGGCCCGCTCGGTGACGCTGGCGAACTCGGGCAGCAGGGCGGCCTTGGCGCGGGCAAACACCGCGGCCAGGTACTGCTCGGTCAGGGCATTGCTGCCGCCCTCCAGGCTGGGTCCGGGGACCTCAGCGGCGCTGGCGTAGCCCTTGGCCTGCAGCGCGACCTGGTGGCTTGCGAGCTGCAGGTTGATTTCAGCAACGGCGGCCAGCAGGGCGGCGCCGGTGGTCTGGGCATCCAGATCGGCAGGCAAGGCGCGGCGACGTTCAAAATCGCGCACGGCCACATCCGGCCAGAAGCCGTCATTGCGGATAGTGGCGGCGCTGTAGTCGATGTCCTTGCCTGCAAACATGGCGGGCCTCGCTGGTTGGTTAAATGGAGCACCCCTGAAGCCACGCAATGGCCGCTGAGTTAGCCCAAGGCTGCCCATGGCCTTCGCGCCAGGGTGCGGTGGCGCGGAGAGTCTTATTGCTCCGGATTCAGCGCCCGCAGGCGCATGGCAATCTTTTGGCGCAAGGTGCCGACGCCCACCTTGCCGTGCAGTTGGTCGGCCTGGGCCAGCCAGTGATCGGCTTGCTCCAGGGTGGCGCTGTCGCCCACGGCGCTGGGTCTGGGCTGGCCGTCGTGGTCGCGCAGCAGCAGGCAACCGGCGGCCTTGAACCACTTGGCGGTCAACCGCTCGTTGAGGCGCCAGTCATTGCGCACCTTGTCGAACACCCGGGAGAACCAGGGCTCGACGGCGTGGCCCTCGGCCGCCTGTTTCTCAGCCCACTCCAGCACGGTGTCGGCCACAAAGTGGGCCCAGTCCCGCTTGATGTTGTTCGGGGTGCGCTGCCCCTGGGCAATGGCGAGCTCCGCCCAGGTAATGCCGGCGTTGAAATCCCCGACATCAAAGGCCCAGATGATGAGGCGCTGAAACAGCTCGTTCTGATAGGGCTGGCCGGACTCCGCGACCGCTGCCAGATAGCGCTCCACATAGGGGCGGTATTTGGGCATCAGCTCGTCGCGTTTCATGTTCACCCGGTCCCCAATGCGCGCCAGCTTGCGCAGCCGCACGATGTCCTGATCTAGCGCAATCAGCTGCAGGTGCAGGCTGTCAGCCACCGCGCCGGTAGCCATGCCAGAGCAAGCGGCCTGCTCGGCCCCTTGCCTGGCGATCAGGCGCTGCTTATGACGTTGACCGGGTGAGCTCATGGCTTAGTCCTGCGGCTCGGTGGTGGGCGCCTCGGCAGGCTTGGCGGCACCAATCTCGATGTCGGCCTCTTCAAAGCCGCCATAGGCCAGGTGTTCGCCCAGGGCATAGCCTTCCATGCGCCAGTACTGGTTATCGAAGCACTTCTTGTCCTGGTTATCGTCGGCCTTGCGCTTGCGGGTGCCGCGCTGGGTGTAGATGTGCAGGTTGTCCAGGGTGGTGACCACCATCCGCTTGCCCGGGAAGAAGGGCGGGATGTAGGCGCGGCGCCCGGCGATGGATTCGGCCAGCTTCTGGGCGGCGATCTGCTCGCTCGGCTTGGTGGCTTCGCTGTAGAGCTTGGCCTGGGCGGCGGCAATCAGGTCGGTACCGACCAGCACCACCAAACGCGGGTCCTGGCGAAACAGCGGATCGATGGTGGTGTTGATAAGGTCTGAGGCCATCTCGTCCAGGGTCTTGTAATCGCCATGGCCGTCCGGGTCGAAGCGGATCTTCTCGCCAGCCTTGGCCTTGATGATCTGGCTGCCGTCGTTCCACTCGCGGGCAATCTGGTGCCAGCCCTTGTTGACGTCCTCTCCCAGCGGGTGCTTGGCGGGATCGGTATCGTCGGCCGCTGCTATGCCGTTCCAGCCGACCCGCAGCATGTCCAGGGCAAACGCCTTGTTGATGAAGTCGCCCACCAGGCGCAGGAACTCCCCCTCGCTGCCGGCGTTGGCCCAGACGCACAGGGTCGCCCAGTCGAGGGAGGCGCACGAATCGGTCTCGGTCAGCTCGTAGGTGTTGCCATCCACGCCGATCTTGCCGTTGAAGCGGCCGTTTTTCTTGCGACCGGTGAACAGCTTGCCGATGCCCACTTGCACCACCTGGCCCTTGATCTGGTCCACGTCCAGGCAGGTGACGAGGCCGAGGAACTCGACCGAAGCGAGCAGGGCTGCGCGCAGGCCGGTTTCCACCGGACCGGTGACGCTGAACTGTTTGGCCAGGGCGTTAACGGGGATGCCGTAGGACTTGGCCAGGGCGTTGCTGTATTGGTCCAGGCGCTGCATGGCCTGGACGGTGAGGGTCTGACTCATGGGCCGTCCTTAATATACGGTGGGGGTATCGTCACCGCCGAGCGCGCCCGGGCGCTGGCCCGGCACTTCAACGGAGAACTTCTCGATTTGGCCTTGCAGCTCGCCGACCTTGTCGGTCAGGCCGGTCAGGGTCTGCTCCAGCTTGGTGAAGCGCTCGGCAGTGATGCCTGGCTGTGCGTCCACCTTGGCGGGCTCTGCAGCCGGTGCCGTGGGCTGTTCAGTGGTGGGTTTGGTCTCCAGCTTGGTGCTGAAGCCTTCGATCTTGGTGCCAAGGCCGTTGACGGCCCCCAGCAGCAGGTCGAACTGTTCTTTGGTCATTTCCTCATCCTCGGGTTGGCTGGGGGTAGGTGTGGGGTCAGGGTCGCCGTGGCTTGCCAGGAAGCTGAAAAACTTGGCGATCAGGCCATCGGCCTTCTCGTGCTTGGGTAGCTTGAAGGTGGAGAGATCCAGCTGTTCGCTGGCGCCGATGGTGTGGCCTTTGTGCTTGGTGCTGAATTTGAGGCGCGTGGTACCGAGGCTTGCCGGCTCGTCGGTGACGCCGAGGCCCAACAGGTAGGTGCGCCCGGTGTCGGCGAAGTTCTCGAAGGGTTCGATGGAGCAGAACTGATACTGGCCGCTCTGGTTGTAGTAGATGAGATCGCGATTCGGGCAGAGGATGGCGAACAGCTTGAGCTTGCCATCGACTTCCACCGTTTTGAGCGCCTGCACCACACCGAAGTTTGACCAGCGATCGTGCTCTGGCCACAGCAAAGCCGTGTAGAAATCGGGGTCGTAGGTTTCGGCCATGTCGGTGAGCCAGTCGCGGGTAATATCCCGCCCATCCACCGCTTTGCCTTCGGTGGCGATACAGACCCAATCTGTTCTCAAGGTTGTTGCGCTCATGCCTGCTCCCAATAGATGCGGGCTCAGGCTATCGGGTCGGCAAGGGGGTTTCATCCAGTTGTGTTCGGGGGAATTCGGATCCAGCGGGATATCCGAATTGTTCAGAACATCAGTGGGATAAGCGAGGGGAGGGGGCTGGCTATGATGGCGCCATCATTCATATCGAAGGAGGCGCCGTGGCGTATCCCGAAGAGATCCGCAAGGCAGCAAAGGGACTCTACCTTAAGCGATGGACCCCCCAGGAGATCAAGGACGAACTGGGGCTCAACTCCTGCCGCATCGTCTACTACTGGGCTGAAAAGCTCGGCTGGCGGGAGCTGCTGACCGACGAAGCGGTGGAGGATGCCATTGCCCGCCGGGTCAATGTGCTGCTGGATCGCGAGAAGAAAACCCCGGGCGAGCAGGAGGAGCTGGACCGGCTCATCGGCCACCATGTCAGCCTCAAAGAGAAAGCGCTCAAGTGGGCTGAACGCCAGCAGGCGCTCACTGCTCGCCGCGAGGGTGGCGAGGAACCGGCTGCCGAGCGGCCGCACCGTGGCCGAGGCGGCCAAGATGGTGGCAGCAAGGGCAAAGGCGGCAAGAAGGGCAAGAACCAGGTAGGCCACCTGACAGAGGCCGACTTTAGCGAGTGGCTGGGTACCCTGTTTGGCTATCAGTTGCGCTGTCGCGAGGCCAAGAACGACCCGGCCTTGCCGCGTACCCGCAATATCCTCAAATCGCGCCAGATAGGCATGACCTACTACTTCGCCGGCGAGGCGCTGGAAGATGCCATTCTGACCGGCGGCAACCAGATATTTCTCTCAGCCACCCGGGCCCAGGCAGAGGTGTTTCGCTCCTACATCTGCAAGATTGCTCAGACCTTCCTTGGTGTCACCCTGACCGGCAACCCCATCGTCTTGTCAAACGGCGCCGAGCTTATCTTTTGCTCCACCAACTCCAACAGCGCCCAGTCTCGCTCCGGCAACGTCTACATCGATGAGTATTTCTGGATCCCCAACTTCGAGCGGCTCTCCGATGTCTCCAGCGCCATGGCCACCCAAAGCCACTGGCGCAAAACTTACTTTTCGACCCCGTCCAGCAAGGTGCATGAGGCGTACCGGTTCTGGACTGGGGATCGCTGGAAGGGCACTCGCCCTAGTCGGCAGGCTATCGACTTCCCGGGTGAAGATGACCTGCGCGACGGGGGCCGCATCTGTCCCGATCGGCAGTGGCGCTATGTCATCACCATTGAGGATGCCATACGCCTGGGCTGCAACCTCATCGACATCGAGGAGCTCAAGGACGAGTACCCGGAGGAGGTGTTTGAGCGCCTCTACCTTTGCCGGTTTATCGACGATGCCCTGTCGGTGTTCAAGTTCCAGGACATGGAGCGGGCGGGGGTGGACCCGACCCGGTGGGAGGACTACAAGCCCGGGCGGCCCGACCCGTTTGGCCGGCGGGAGGTGTGGCTGGGCTACGACCCAAGCCGCACCCGCGACAACGCCACCCTGGTGGTGGTCGCCCCGCCTACGGTCGCAGGCGAGCGGTTCCGGGTGCTGGAAAAGCACTACTGGCGCGGGCTCAACTTCCAGTACCAAGCCCAAGAGATAGAGCGCATCGCCAAGAAGTTTCGGGTCACGTATCTCGGGGTCGATGTGTCCGGCATCGGCGCCGGGGTGTTTGACCTGTTAAAACCCGTGTTCAAAGGGGTGTGTCACCCCATCAACTACAGCATCGAGAGCAAGTCGCGGCTGGTGCTCAAGATGATCGACGTGGTGGAGGCCAACCGCATCGAGTGGGACAGCTCAGACAGAGATATTCCGCTGGCGTTCCTCGCCATCAAGCGCAGCACCACCGGCGGCGGTCAGATGACGTTTCGGGCCGCTCGCGACAACGTGACCGGCCACGCCGACGTGTTTTTTGCCATCGCCCACGCCGTGGCCAACGAGCCACTCGATACCCACCGCAAACGCAAATCCAGCTGGGTCACCAGCCAGGAGAGAAAGGCAGCATGACCAAACGACAGCAACAACCGGCCAAGACGGCTACCCCTTCTACCCGCTCTTCTGTGGTATTCAGCATGCCGGAAGCGGTCGACCCCACCGCCTGGATGACCGATTACACCGGGGTGTTCTACAACCCCTACGGCGAGTATTACCAGCCGCCCATCGAGCGTAAAGGACTGGCCAAGGTGGTGCGGGCCAACGCCCACCACGGGGCCATCTTGATGGCGCGGCGCAACATGGTGGCCGGGCGCTTTACCAACCAGCGCACCACCGTCACCGCCTTTGCCCACAACTACCTGCAGTTCGGGGACGCGGGACTACTCAAACTGCGCAATGGCTTTGGCCAGGTGGTGGGGCTGCACCCGCTCTCCAGCGTCTACCTGCGCCGGCGCGAGGATGGCTGCTTTGTTTACCTGCAGCAGGGCAAGCCGAACCTGATTTACCGGCCGGAGGATGTCATCTGGCTGGCCCAGTACGATCCTGAGCAGCAGGTCTATGGCATGCCCGATTACCTGGGCGGCTTGCAGTCGGCGCTGCTCAACCAAGACGCCACCCTGTTTCGGCGCAAATACTTCCTCAACGGCGCCCACATGGGATTCATCTTCTACGCCACCGACCCGGACATGGATGACGATACCGAGCAGGAGATGAAGGAGATGATCGCGAGCAGCAAGGGAGTGGGGAATTTTCGCTCCATGTTCGTCAACATCCCGGACGGCAAGCCCGACGGCATCAAGCTTATTCCGGTGGGGGACATTGCGACCAAGGACGAGTTTGCTGCCATCAAAGGGATCACAGCCCAGGACGTGTTGACCAGCCACCGTTTTCCGGCGGCGCTGGCCGGTATCATTCCGACCAATGGCGGGGGCGGGCTTGGAGACCCTGAGAAGTACGATGCCACCTATGCCCGAAACGAGGTACTGCCGCTGTGCGAGCTTATCCAGGATGCCATCAACAGCGCGGGACTCCCTCGCTCCCTCTGGGTCGATTTTCGGGAGAATATCGGTGCGGCTGTATAAACAAACAGTGTTTGCTATGGCAAGATAGGCTGTTGATTTGGATAGAAAAGGGGGCGTAATGCGGGTTTATTGTAAAGTGTGTGGCCAGCGGGGCCGCATTACCAAGACCAACCGACTGAGCGATGATGTCTCGGATCTCTATTGTCAGTGCACCGATGCAGAGTGTGGCCACAGCTGGGTGGCTACCTTGTCGTTTACCCATACGCTGAGTCCGTCAGCTAAGTCTACTGACCAGCTTGTATTGAAATTAGCAAGTATGCTGACTCCAGAGGGGAAAAAATTAGTATTAAGAGGATTAGGGGCTTTGTAGCCCCTTTATTGGTAACGATAATTATATTCCTAGCGTTAAATTTCCATATCGTCATACTGAGGGTAATAGTTTTTTGTCCCCATATTAACTGGCGTTCCTAATTGCACGCCATATTCGGTGCTTTGGTATGATACACCTTCAATTTTATGTATGGTTAGAGAGTCTGGCTCTAATTTCAAACAAGCCTCTGTTGTCTGCTTGCACTCGAAATCCATGAATGATCCTTTCTTTTTACATGGTATTTCTCTTATTATTGGTTCCATCCATGAATAAGGAGTGTCATTATGGTAATCGGTCTCATATAGTTCAACTAAGTATTTTGGGTGTGGATTGTTGGCATCATGGACGGATGATGATTTACTGAAAAGAACAATGTTGTAATTCTTAATATCCCCATCTGTTTTGTGCGGTTGTTGAGTAGATCTAAATCTTATTCCATCAAGTGCATAGGTTTCTGATACGGAGAGATATTCGGAAACGGCCTGTGTTATTAAATACTCATGGTCAGTCCGTAAACCTGAAACAGGCATTGTTAGTTTTGTAGACAATCTTCGCAGAAATGATGATATTTCCATCTTCTTTACTGCTACAGGGTCTAACAAGCTTCCACTTGAGGGAATTAGTTTATCTAAGGCCGAAATATCTAGAATTCTTAAAATCTTGGTAGGTCTGAATCGCGCGACAACAGCATAACTCCCAACAGCAGGCCTTACCTCTGCGATAGCTATATTAGGAGATGTAGCTCCATAGAATACAGGTATACCTGTTGCATTCATACGACCAGAAGTCGCTTGTTGATGTGGAGGTGGTCCAAAGTTCTTTTCGGGATGAGAAAGAGCACTTTCAACTTTAGCTAGGCTATCGAACACTCTTGCTCTAAATAAATGAGTACTACCATCAATGGTTATTACTGCATTTTCTCCATCTTGAGTTTGATGAGTGTTGATATCCTTGAATATGGTATCGAAAAAAATTTTCACACTATTATTGAAAAATCTTGCTTCACGTTGTAGAGATAATTTCACTTCTTCCCATTTATGATCTAGTGACATTAAACTTCGTTCTATTTTATAAACGATATCATCGCTGTATAAGTCATAGCCATCATTCCAATCATTATAATTTTCTTTCAGTGCATCATGAATGTCTACTGATATTTCAAAATCAACCCCAAGTAGTTCGGATATTATATCTTCTGCAGATGAACCCCTGTTATACCCAGGGTACATTCCATCATCATCATATCGTCTATAATGTAAATCTATACCTTTGTGTGTAAGTTCGGCTAATTCATATAAAGAAACTGATTTTCTTCTACTGTCACAGTAACTGCATCCATGCTTATTTGTTCCACTTTTTTTAATGAATGAAATAACAAAGTAATCACTTGTGCAGATATAACAAACATACTTTTCATTATCCACCACGGCCACCTACTTTTTCATTTTTAGGACTCAGAATACGTCAATCGACTGTATTATCTCCACATTTTTTGTTCTTAGAGCAAAATCCTAGTTGATGTAATAGCATCTGGCAGAAAGGAGCCAAACGCCGCACGGTGATCCGATTTTGGCACCTTGCTATACTGGTTATCCATACAGTATTCTTGAGATTGCCAGCATGTTTTCTCAACCCGCCCCAGATGCTCCTTTGTTGGAGCTCCCCCTGTTTCTCTCCCCGGTGGCCTGCGGCTTCCCATCCCCGGCGCAGGACTACACCGAGCAGACCATTGACCTCAATCAGCTGTGCGTGGCCCACCCCGCGGCCACCTACTTCGTGCGGGCTGCCGGTGACAGCATGATCGACCACGGGATCCGTGATGGTGACTTGCTGGTCGTCGACCGCAGCCGCAAGGCCAGGCACGGCAGCGTGGTGGTCGCTGCAGTCGATGGCGAGTTCACGGTGAAGGAGTTGCAGCTTGAGCCCACAGTCGCCTTGCTCCCTGGCAACCAGGCCTATCGGCCCATCCATTTCAGTGAGGGGCAGGAGCTGGAAATCTTCGGGGTGGTGTCCTTTATCGTGCACCAGGTAGATACCCCATGAACAAGCGCTGCGCCGTCGCCCTGGTCGACGTGAACAACTTCTACGCCTCCTGCGAGCGGCTGTTTCGCCCTGACTTGAAGGGGCGGCCCATCGTGGTGCTCTCCAACAACGATGGCTGCGTGGTGGCACGTTCGGCGGAGGCGAAGGCGCTCGGCATCAAGATGGGGGTGCCGTACTTCCAGATCCGCCAGTTCTTCGAGGCCATGGGAGGGGTCTGGTTCTCCAGCAACTACGCCCTCTATGGCGACATGTCGAACCGGGTGATGACCATTCTGGAGGGGATGGCCCCGGCGGTGGAGGTCTACAGCATCGACGAGGCCTTTATCGAACTGAGCGAGCGCTGGGCGGGCGACCTGGTGACCTATGGCCGCCAAGTTCGCGAGCGGGTGCTGCAGTGGACCGGGCTGACCGTTGGGGTCGGCATCGGCCCCACTAAGACACTCGCCAAGCTCGCCAACTACGCCGCAAAGAAGTGGCCGGCCACCGGCGGCGTGGTGGATCTGCGGGATGAAGCACGGCGCGCACGGCTGATGGCGATCACCCCGGTGGACGAGATATGGGGCATTGGCCGACGGCTCACAGCCAAGCTGGAGGCCCAGGGCATCAAGACTGTGGCGGAACTGGTCGCCGCCGATCCCAAGGCGTTGCGCCGTCGATATGGGGTTGTCGTCGAGCGCACAGTGCAGGAGCTGCGGGGCATTCCCAGCGCCGAGTTGGAACAGGAGGCCCAGGCCAAGCAGCAGATCATCTGCTCGCGTTCCTTCGGCGAGCGCATCACACAGATAGGCCCCATGCACCAGGCGCTGGCGGGCTACATGGAGCGCGCCGCCGAGAAGCTGCGGGGGGAGGGGATGTGCTGTCGGCACGTAACCCTGTTTATTCGCACCAGCCCGTTCAGCGACCGGGAGCCCTATTACGGCAACCAGGTGAGCACCAAGCTGGCGATGCCCACCCATGACACCCGGGCGCTGCTGGCTCTGATCCCGGAGCTGCTCCCCCGCATCTGGCGCGATGAGCAGCGTTACCAGAAAGGGGGCGTGATGCTGGCTGACTTCACGCCCGTCAGCATGCAGCAGTGCGACCTGTTCGCCGCACAGCAGCAATCCCCACGCAGTGAGGCGCTGATGCAGGTTATCGACAAGATCAATCAGGGGAGGCTGGGGAAGGTCTACTTCGCGGCCCGCGGCCGGGATACTCGAGAGTGGATGATGAAGCGGGAGCAGCTAAGCCCCCGCTATACAACCGCGCTCGGCGAGCTGCCGGTGGTGAAGTGAGCTGCTTGATATATACACTTTGTTAGTGTCGCGACACCGAGCGCGAACATTGCTGGGTGGCCACCTTGGCGTTTGGCGTTTGCCTATACTTAAGCCTCTCAGTAAAGAACAAGAACCAACTGGCGTAGAGTCTGATGGGGATCTGAAAGTGCTGGGGACATCATAGTGGACCAGTTTTTTTCCTCTGTAGAATATGGAATTTCACAAGCTACATCCCTTCTTCATTCATCATACAAGACCGTCTTGCATCAAAAAGTAACCAAACAGTCAATGTTATAGATAAATTTATGCTGACGAATATGGTCTATATCTGATATATTTCTCAAACGGCACCGATCTTCTCAATAAAAATAATTAGACATTTTATCTTTGAGTAAAAACCTAAGAGCTAAACATGAAATTGAAAGACTCAAAATTAATTGCATACACTGTAGTTTCAGTAGTTATTAGTATAGCTTTAGTGATATGTACGTATATAATTAATTTTCACAACAAATTCATCTCTCATGATCCAGCAGACTGGGGGGTTTTAGGTGATTTTTTTGGGGGGATAACAAACCCAATAATATCATTGGCAACCCTGTTTTTTGTTGCTAAAACATATGTTACACAGATAGCAGAGTTGGATAGTGCGAGAGAGTCGGTCAAACGAGCTGATGAATTAAGAGAAATTTCTGCTAATGCACAAATATCTTTAGCGCAAACATATATACGGCAAATAGAACTGCAAAATCAAACTTTGCAGATTCAAGCACTTTCGACAAGTATGAACATTCATTTGAAAAACATTGAAATCTATTTAAAAGAAATAGAGCGAGTCACTGAATCAATGAATAATAATCGAAGTTTTACAAGTTTCCAAGGAAAAGAGTACTTCAGTGATGAAAAGCAAAAGGCTTACAGAGTGAATATGGGGGAGCTTATTGTTAAGGAAAGACAGTGTATTGAAAGTTATAGACAGAAAATAGAAAGTCTACAAACTGACTAAAAATAATGACTCGCTAGCGTAAATGTATAAAGCATGTTGTTCATATAAATATGACTTTCTGTTATAAAAATATTTTCACAATTATGTCAGTATAATAAAATGCATGGGGTGAGAAGTGTTTAGTAACGAAGAAATTAAAAATTTTATTCTTAAATATGGTGAGAAATGGTTTTTTCCCGATTTCACAAACAAACTAACATGGTATGTTGTTACGTTGGGAGCTGGATTGATTATTGTTCCACAGCCGGTAAAGATACTTGTCATTAATTGGTTTGTTGATTTATTTAGTCTTAATTCAGGTTTAGGTGTAAGTTTGCCAAGTGTGGAGACTGACACTGACAATGTAGTAGGCCTTTTTCTTATCTTCATGGCGTTGGTTCATAATATTGGGTATAAATACTTTTGGCTAAAGAAATCAATTTTTTCGCATAGAGTTTGTCAGGAGAAACGCATTTATGATGCAAACCTTCTTGATAGATTTTTGGACTGTATTCCATCTAGCAGTCGAAGTGTAAGACTTCTGAAAGAACACGACTTTGGTAATTCATTTAATAAGGGTGACTTAGCCGAATTAGAAAAATTCTATTGCAACTGGAATGGGGCGGAATATTATTTTACTGACACCGAAATCGATTTAAAACGAGGCTTACTATATGATAAGTGCTCGTTTTTTTTGTCGAAAATAGGGGAGTACACAATTCCTGTTAGGGCAAGTGACTTTATCTCTGTTATTTCTGAATCTGACAGGGGTATCGATTGGGATCTGCCGGATTATGTTCAAGGCCAAATTGATGAGTTAAATCGTCTTTCAACTGAAATATATAAACAGCATCAGGATTTTATCAGTTTTTCCAAAGCTAAAATTCAGAACTAACAAGGAGAATCCAGTAGAGCGTACCAAAAGTACGCTCTACTGCCTGTAGGCTCTGAGCGGTCTTGATTTAAAAAGTTTTGACGACGGCTTTTATAAGTTTGCGGCAGTCAGCCACCACCTGGTGCAGTGCTGGGCTGTACGTGGGGTTAAGCCGTTCAGCCGCCCCCCGGTTGGCGCGTTCGGTCGGGCTATTCGGCGCTATCCAAAGGGTGCGGCCGGTGATGGCGCACCGGATGGTGCCGCTCTGGTCGATGGCCACGGGGGTGAGGCCGTCCACGATATGGCGGCGGCCAACAGGGCGGCCATCTGCGGAGTGAACCGGTACGGTGGGGTGGTTGGATCTGGCCTGAAACGGGTTTGGTTCCTCGGCAGCTATGGCCGGCAGATCCAGCTGCGTGGGGCGAGGATAGCGGCGGAGCAGGATGGCGCAGGCCACGGCCTGCTGTTTGCCCTTGAGCATCCCCACCCATTGGCTGATTTCCTTGGCTGGCCAGCGCTGCTGCAGGATGCAGGTCACCCGATTATCCAGGCGGCGGTACTCTTCTCGGCTGACGGTCTGTTTGCTGTTCATGTTGATACCCACTCCTCGCTGTAGTCGTCCTGTTCCTGCATCCACTCCTGGGTGTCCAGCATTTCCAGCTCTGCCCACATCTCTGACTGATAGGGGGCCGGCAGCATCTCGATCCAGCGGTGCGCCCCTGTGTGGCCTTGTGCTTGGTAGACCTTGCCGCACAGCTCAACCAACATCGGCCAATCCTGGTCATCAGCTGGGATCGCGTATTCATCCGTCCCGGCCTGTTCGGCTGGGAGCTGATCCTCTGGCAGCCAATCCGGCTCGCTCGGGATCGCTCGGCACGACTGCACCTGGCCGTTCTCCAGCCAGAGGGTATAACTGTCTGCCGTGACGCAGGCACCTGCGCGCAAACGGCCGATGGAGAAGGGCGATAACCCCCATTGCTCTGCCATCAACTGATCCGCGAACGCTTCAGGATCCGGCCGCGTACAGTTATTGTCAGAGCTCCAAGGTGCCGGGCTGTCGCCCGACTGAACCCCAACACCCCAGCCCGACGCCCTGGCGGCCTTGGTGGCCTCATGGGTGCCTGCAGGCACCACTTCCCACCCTTGCAGGCGGGTCTTGATGCCTAAGCGGGCGGTGTGCAGTCCCATCAGGCGCTTGATGTCTTCGCCGTAGCAGTTGGCCTGCTCCTCAATGAGGTGGGCCAGTTTGATGGGGTGCTCGGCGCGGGTAGAGAGGGCACCACCCATGGCCTGGATATAGCAGCGGAAGATGCCGTTATCCGCGGCATAGCGAGCCGCCTCAAAACGCGGGTCTTGCAGCACCGGCTTGGGTGGCCCCACCAGATCGCCGTGCTTCTTGGCGTTGCTGATGCGGCGCAGCTCACGCCATACCCCGACCGGGGCGCCGCCAATTTGCTGGAAGGTGCGGATCCCCCACCAACTTGCCCAAGCGCAGGCATGCTGGGCGCCAATATCTGCTTTGGTGCCGGCTTCGTCATCGCCATCAAGGTGTTCGCCATCAATGTTCTTGGCGATATAGGCGGCGATGTAACCGGTGGCATCCCCTTTGGCTGGGTCGATCTCTTTCCAGTCAAAGCGGGGGGTGATGTCGGTGAAGGGGATCCCTTGGTTGTTGCGCTCCAGCTCCTGGTGGTCATGGCTCAGGGCGTAATGCTGCAGGGTGCTGATCACCCGCCACTTGTCGGCCGGGCGCATAAATAGCAGCAGGTGCCAGTGCGGTGTGCCGTCATGGTGCGGTTCGCAGACCCGAAAGCCATAGACGGGGGTATCGCTCCGCTTGAGGGCGGCTCGGGTCAGGCTCCACAGCTTGGCCAGGTAGACGCAGGTTTCACGCGGGGTGGCGCCTGCATAGCGTTTGTTCTCAATGGCCCGGCCGTTGCGCTGCTGTGTCCAGGAGTGAAATTTGCTCGGGGCTGTCCAGGTAAAGAAGACCCCCACATGGCCTTGCTCCTCGGCGTAGTCTTCAAAGCCGCGCATGCGGGTCATCATTTCATTGCGGCGGTTGACCGGGTTGGAGGTGCTGGCCTCCCAGCAATCCTTCATCGACACGACCAGGTCATACTGGGCGTTCATCACCTCCGACTCGGCCAGCCAGCGCATCATGGCCCGCTTGCGCTCGCGCACCACCTTCATGGTGGCGTTCGAGATATAGGCGGATACCCCTTTACGTACCTTGCCGAGCAAAATGGCGATGTGTTCCTGCAGTCTGTCCCAGCAACGGTTAACCCTGCGCTCCCACCATTTGGCAGAAAGCAGGCGCACCATCACCCGGATAATCCATTCATCCTGGCTTTCTTGGTGCTTGAACTTGGGCGTCCGGGGAGTGAATCCCCACTGGTCGGCCGGTTGGCGGATGGCTTCCCAGGTGAGCAGCAGATCCGGCTCCTCACCGGCTTTGATGCCTTGTTCGATGTGGCGCCAGATCGCGGCCGTCTGGTTGGCGAACAGGTGGGCGACACGCTTGCGCCCCTCTTCATCGCGCATGGTGTGCGGGTCGACTGGGATTGCCTGGATAAGGCCTCGCACCCACTTGGTCCGCTCACGTAGCCAGATGTTGGCGTTGCGGCAATTGCGGCTGGTGCCATCTTTGCGGCGGCGCACGTACTGCTTGAACAAGGTCAGCGTGAGTTGTTGTGAGAGGCCATCAAGCAGCTGTATGGCCCAGACCAGATCGCTCTGGCCCGGGGTGCCGGTAAAGACGGGACCGAGTGCGCTGATGTCGAGGTGGGGCAGGGCGTTGGCAAGGGTATCGATGCGCTGCCGCAGTGTCCGTTTGGACAGCGGCAGCTTGGTGGTGTTGCGGATCATTGGGCAGTGGTACCTAGCAGCGAGTTGAGGCCACAGCGGCGGGCTTTGATCACCAGGGATGAGTGGGCACAGATGCGACGGGCCGCTGCGCACTGGCGCAGGGTCAGCGCTATGGTGGCCCTTGGCCGTGGCGAGAGTTGGCGGCACTCAATGAGCAGACGCTGGTAGCCCTGCAGGCGCGCACTGGCGCCCCGCAGGTCTTCCCACCACCACCCCAAGTCCCGCTCCATCATTGATATCAGGCGATAGTTCATTTGATGGTGTCTCCCAGGCCGTGCATGGGCGATACATCCGCCCACCAGTTCGCGATGGTGGTCGCCAGTGCAGCTTCACCACTGCCCAGCGCCAGCCAGTACAAGGCACGGATCGCGCCCAGTGCCAGCAGCTCTGCCACCTCGCCGTTCTCCGGGGCGATGAGGTATTCCCCCATCGCCGCTTGCCAGTGCTTGGTCAGCTGGCTGACCGGTGCCGGTGGCTGCATATGGGCTGGGCCTGCTTCACCGCAGCCCACGACATCAGCTGGGGCCTCCAGTTCAAACAGGTCAGCTGTCATGCCTCGTCCCTCATCACGGAATCGTCATCCAGCAGATCTTCCTGCTTGCTGGTCACGATCAATTGCACCTGGATGTATTGGTCGCCCGAGTAGAGTTCCCCCAAGGCGATGCGGTTCTCTTGTTCGCCGCTGGCCAATAGCTCGGTCAACAGCGGCAACACGGCCAGTTCGGCCCGTTGGGCGATATGAATGGCGTCAATGCTCATGCCGGCTCCCTCTGATTCAGCGCGCGAAACAGCTGATGCCAGCGCAGGTTTTGTTGGGCTTGAGCTCGAAGGGAGTTCCCCTCCGAGCCACGGTAGAGATAAGAATGCCGGGTATGGCCCTGCAGCCGGGTCGACAGCTCATGCAGGGCGGCGATGGCCGCCTGCGGATGGATGTGGTTAAACAGACCTTTCATGCGACCCCTTCAACGATGCGGATAGCGCCAGACGTCAGGCGCTCCATGCGGGCGTATCCGTGCTGGCCGCGAAGCCAGGTAGTGCCACAGTTGATGTAACCGCGGCTGGCCAGGTAGGCACTGGCGGCCCTGATAGTGGGTTCTGTGTGGCGAGTGATAACGGCGGCCATGGTCAGGCCTCCTCTATCTGGTTGGGGGCTTGCCCGGTCAGCAGCCAGTCAATGTGCTGTTTCAGGTCTGTATGGTTGGCAATTAGCAAGAACAGGCCACCACCAATCTCGCGGTAACCCAGCTCGTAGTTCTTGAGCGTGGTAGGGGGGATATCCAGCAGCGCGGCAAACTTGGGGCGGCTCATGCCCAACTGCTCCCGCAACTGACGCAGGCGCTTGGCGGCATGATGATTGAGCAGGTTGATTTGGGTTGGTTGTGCGGTCATGGTCAGGCTCCTTGTTGAGCAGTGCAGGGGTTGATGCGGTGAAACAGAGAAGCCCAAGCCAGGGCAGTGGAGCGCTCGATAAGTGCAACGCCGTCCGGGTGTTGGCTAAGACGGGTGCCATACCGGCCCGTCAGCTTGCGTTGCTGGATGCGAAGGTTGCGCAGGGCGCAGGGGATCGCTAAAGTTGTCATGTCGACTTCCTGTGGAGGTTGTTGATAAGGGCCCGCTTGGAGTTACAGCTCCGTAATGCGGGCTTTTTATTGCCCAATAGGGCGTGGGCCCTGTTGTGTCATCTGGTTTGCGGCCAGAACGGCTTGTTTCAGTTCCAGTCTTTTCGTTCTCTCCCTCTTCAATCTCTCGATATCGCTAACCGGTTTTCTCACCGGTGCCGGGTGCCATACTTTGCTGTCACAGCCGCCACGAAATTCCCCTTGATAATCCAGCGCCAGTACCGCCAAGCGGATTGCCTCGCGCTGTGAATGTGGCAGGGTGGAAAGGGTCGCAGTCATCAGCTGGCCGCGTGGCTGGCGGGCGATGGTGCAGATGGCTGCCTTCTTGGCTGAGCTGATAGCCAACCAGTCGGTATCCAAGCTGGAGCGGGTCTTGCCGAAAATCTCGCGCAGTAGCATGCAGCCCGCGGTGTTCATGGCGACTTGTTCCGCTGGCGTCAGCCCGGCGAGGTTGCGTTGTTCTGAATCAATGTGTTTTTGCATGGGTTCCCCCTTACATGGTCGCGGCTTGCACCAGGATGTCTGATGCGCAGGCCAGGGCCGGTATCGCTTGAAAGCGGGCTTCTACGTCATGGATCAAGATGGCCAGTGAGCCCATGGCCGAGGTGGCCACGCTCACCAGGGTGTTGCGTTCAGAACGTGTGATCCGGCCGCGTTCGGTCAACTCCAGGGCCCGCTGGCCAATGCTGGCGATCTTGGCATTGAGGTCGATCGCCTGATGGGGCAGAGAAGGGGCACGTTCTGCCTGGGGGATGGCCACTGCTGTGAGGCCACACTCCATCAGCATGCCGTCGAACAGTGTTTCGTCCCCCTCGGTGGCGTGATACAGAGCAATGAGATCGATGGCTGTCAGCTTGTGGCTTTCGCATGCCTCGTTGAGCTTGTTGTGCAGCACGCCGCTTTTCATTCCTAGCTCGCGTTCCAACTGGCTGACGTTATGTCTCTCTTTGAAACGGTCGCATGCACCGGCAAAGTGGCAGTGTGAAAACCTGGGCTTATTTGACACTCTGATTTCCCTCCAAAGTTCGCTATGGTTAGCTGGCTGCAAGGCAGCTCAACGAGAAACCAACGCGGCAGCCTGGCACTGCATCCGCAGCGCTTCGAGATTGATGACGACCTTTTGCCGCTGACCGTCTTTAGGCAGGTAAGGCAACCGGCCAGCCTCGATCATCGACTGGACGTAGTCCTCAGAGAAACCGCTCAGCTCGGCGAACTTCTCTTTGGAGCAAACCGGAAAGGTATAAACGGGGATGGTTGGCGTCATGGCGAAGCCCTTACTGTGCGTGGTTATCAGGGGTTAGCATGATGGGGTCGGCCTTCAACTTGCCGACGGTCAGCACCTCAATCTGGTAGGCGCGACCTTTTGGGATGGTTGTGCTCCATTGAGAGATTGCCGCCTCTGAAATGTTCAGTTTCTTCGCCAGCTCAGCTGCTGAGCCGAAGTAGTTGATGGCATCTGCTTTTTTCATAAATCCTCACGGCAACCTTAAGTTTTGGTTTAGGCGATCGTAACTTAGGGTTTTACCATAAGCAAGCTTAAGGTTTGAAATAATGAACCTTAGGGTTTGAGTGCGAAAGTTAAGCTAGGTTAATGCACATCTCAGAACGAATTTTCAGTAGAAGGTCAGCCCTTGGCCTATCCAAAGCTGCGTTAGGCAAAGCCATAGGCATAACCGGTGTTTCGGTAGGCAAGTGGGAGTCTGGTCTGAACCAGCCAAAGGGCCGCTATCTCAACGACTTAGCGGCTGCGCTTGGCGTGTCTGTCGATTGGTTACTGACAGGCAAAGAGGAAGGCGTCACTAGCGCGGTTGAGTCTCCGTTTCCTGGTTACCGCAACGTAGAGCCAGCGGTCATCCCGCAGGGTGATCGAGTGCCGATCCTCAGCTATGTGCAGGCAGGCAACTGGCGGGAGATATGCGAACAGGCTACGGGCTTTGATGGCAACGTGGAGTATGTGACGGCCAGTGTGGACATCGGCCCCCGTGGTTTTGGTCTCTGGTTGCGTGGTAACTCGATGTCACCGCAATTCAATGAAGGCGATTTGGTGATCGTTGATCCTGACGAACAGCCGCGTCCGGGTGATTTCGTGGTAGCCAAAAACGGCAGCGACGAGGCCACCTTCAAAAAGTACCGGCCTCGCGGTATCGATGAGAACGGGAAAGAGGTGTTTGAATTGGTACCGCTTAATGAAGATTACCCGCCTATGCACTCCGACCGGCAGCATATCGAGATCATAGGCGTGATGATTGAGCACAGAACTTTCAGGAAAAGATAACAAGGTGCATCTATTCCCGTTATTCACTGTCACCGAATTAGATAGTGGTTATCGTGGTCTATGTTCATGCGGTAGCGCAGTCTAAGCAAGCAACTCATAGTTAATCACAGAGCGCTAAAAATATTATATTTTAATTACAATAGAGAGTTTATATATGGAAGTTATAGATGCTGTGAACAGCAATTTAAGTAAAAACTATAACAAATGGAATTGTAATGTTTTTCATCACGATGACATTAAAGAAGAATATTTGCAGAGTGGCATTCATGTATATAAGAGTGACAGTCAAGAAATTGATGTTTATGTAAATGGACTTGTTGGCGCTTCGGGCCTTCCGGTTGAAGGTGAGTTTTGTATTATCGTAATGTCTGGAGCTGTTAGTAATAGAGAAAGCAAGGACGCTCCATTCTTCTCTGGTTTAGAATTAGCAAAAAAATGTAATTTACCAATTGTAGCGATTTCAGACCCGACACTGTCAATTGATAAGTCACTCAACCTTGGTTGGTATGCAGGAAATATAAGTCAAATAGATCTTCAGGATAGGATACTTAAGATAGTAGAAAGTATTATTTCTAAACACAAATTGAAGCCGATCTTTGTCGGTGGTAGCGGAGGTGGTTTTGCCGCAGCTCTACTGGCTATAAATTCAACAATACAATCGGTTGCAATAGTATGGAACCCACAAACTGACATAACAAAATATCATAAAATGCACGTTGATAAATACGTTAGACTTGCATTTGATACCGACATAGATAAATCCAATAACACTGATGAAGCGAAAGCGATTTTAGAAAAATTCTCTATAAAACATAAGCTTGGAACTGCCCCTTCAAATAGCTCAAGTAGAATACTTTACCTTCAAAATAAAAGTGATTGGCATTTGGTGAAGCATGCCAAACCTTACTTAGAGTGCTTAATGGGTGGCGAAAGACGTTATGGAAATTGTTTTAGGTTCTCCTTTGTAGATTTTGTAGTTGGTAACTGGGGGGTTGATCACAGCGCTCCTCCTGTTGATGAAATAATCAATGCTATCCGGACTGTAAAGAATAACAATATAGATAACTTCATGTTGAAGTTTAGTATGGGCGCTGAAGATCTAGCATGGAATGATTTTGATAAAAAGAAGTTTGTTCCCTTTGTCGTTGAGAATAATGGCTCTTTAGATATTGAGTTGGTCGATAAGTCATCCTCATCTGCGCCAGACCCTGAACTTGCTATATGTCTTTATAAAGATAAAAATATTGTTGTACAAAGCTCTTATCAGAGAAGTAGAAAATTTGATATTGACTACGTAGATTTTGACTCCATAAAAATTTTGTTAAAAGATGGGTTTGGTTTAACCTCGGAACAGTTTTATACAAACATTGGAGGGAGATATATTTCTTTATAAAAATAGTTGTCAAAGCGGTTGTCGTTTGCATGAAACAGCGAAAGGTTTCACATGCCGACTGGTCGAAGCGGGTCTGCTAGGATGGCTGTTAGAATATTGATTTCGCCATTAGTGGCCTACTCTGGCAACTGCACCAGTAGAGGCCCTCGGCGCGCACATGTTCAATCGTGCCCTTCCCTTGTAGGGGGGGGCGACTCGATGAGGCAATTGGCGTAATTCTTCTTGCCATTTGTACTTCATCGATCAGGTGAGACCATTCTCAACTCAGGATTAGGCAGACTCATGACTATCTCCCACATTGAACTGTTTGATCGCACTGAAGTGGCAGCGTTGGCAGCTCTATACACCAGTTTCCAATTCTGACGATTTTGGACGCTAAATTGCCAACTAATCCATCTACTCACACCTTCCTGAAGATTTGAGCTGATATAAATCAATGACTGTTCGCAAACTCGATGATGGCAAGCCCAAACTCTGGCTGGCTGAAGTCTACCCCCAAGGCCGTGATGGTCCTCGCAAACGAAAGCGCTTCACCACAAAAGGGGAAGCATTGGCCTGGGAGCGCTTCACCCTTGATGAGCATCGGGCCAAGCCCTGGCTAGGGCAAGAGGCTAAAGAGCATCGCACCTTGCAAGACATGATCGATCTCTGGTTCAAGCTTCATGGCCAGACCCTTAAGCGTCAGCATGTCCGGCTGGCCAAGCTGCAGATCATCTGCAACGGCATGGAAAATCCGAAGGCAATTGATGTCACCCCTAAAATGTGGGCGCATTACCGCGCCAAGCGAATGGCCGGTGAAATCGACAATGGTTGGAATGTAGGAGCAAAAAAGGCCATCACTGCTCGAACGGTTAATCAGGAATTAGCATTCATCAAGGCGGTATTCGGTGAGCTGATCCGTTTGGGTGAATGGCTTCACCCGCATCCATTGCAGACAGCCGCCGCAGTAAAAACCCCCGATCCCGAGATGACCTTTCTGCAGCAGTGGCAGATCGCCGATCTACTCTTGGCGGCGCAGCGATACCCTAACTCTGATCTGGCGCTCATTATCAAAATCTGTCTGGCGACAGGCGCGCGCTGGCGTGAGGCTGAATCACTGACTACATCGCAGGTCACCCCGTACCGAATTACCTATACCAACACCAAGGGCAACAAAAACCGGACGGTGCCGATCAGTAAAGCGCTTTATGATGAGCTGATGACGGGTAGCAAGAGCGGCCAGCTGTTTCAGCCATGCTATCTGGATTTCGGAAGGGCACTGAAAACAACCGGCATTGAATTGCCTGATGGTCAGCTGACCCACGTCTTGCGCCATTCGTTCGCCAGCCACTTTATGATGAATGGCGGCAATATTCTGGTTCTACAAAAGATATTGGGCCATGCAAACATCCGTGACACGATGCGCTATGCCCACTTTGCACCCGACCATTTGGAAGATGCCGCCCGATTAAACCCGTTGGAAATATGGCGGCAAAATGGCGGCATAGTTTAGGATTATTCGCTTTTATTGCCTCCTATACCCTATCAAACAGCTGAGTATTACGGGATTGCGCCGCTATGTCACACCTTAACTACAATCACCTCTACTATTTTTGGATGACTCAGAAGAAGGGCACTGTCACTCAGGCGGCAGAGGCCCTTTTTTTGACGCCGCAGACAGTGACCGGTCAGATCAAACTGCTGGAGCAACGTCTTGGCGGCAAGCTGTTGAAGCGAAAGGGGCGATCCCTGGAGGCTACCGAGCTCGGCCAGTTGGTGTTTCGCTACGCAGACAAGATGTTCAGCCTCTCCTACGAGATGCTGGATATCGTCAACTACCGCAAGGAGAGCCAGATCCTGTTTGACGTCGGCATCGCCGATGCACTCTCCAAGCGCCTCGCCAGCCGGGTATTGCTCTCTGTCATTCCCAACGATGGCTCCATCCACCTGCGCTGCTTCGAATCAACCCATGAGCTCTTGCTGGAGCAGTTGAGCGAGCACAAGCTCGACATGATCCTCTCCGACTGTCCGGTTGATTCCAGCCAGCATGCGGGACTGCTCTCCAAGCGACTCGGCGGTTGTGGCGTCAGCTTCTTCTGCAAGGCGCCTTTGCCTGAGAAAGCCTTTCCGGCCTGTCTGGAAGAACGCAAGTTGCTGATCCCGGGTCGCCGCACCGCCATGGGTCGCCAGTTAACCCAGTGGTTCGAGCAGCAGGGGATCTCCCCCAGCATTCTCGGCGAGTTCGATGATGCGGCCCTGATGAAGGCGTTCGGCTTCTTCAATCAGGGCATCTTTATGGCGCCAACCATCTACCGGGAAGAGATCCTGGAAGGGGAAGAGGTGATGCTGATTGGGGAAACCCAGGATCTGATGGAAGAGTATTACGTTATCTTTGCCGAGCGCATGATCCAGCATCCGGCGGTAAAACGGGTGTGCGAGAGCGATTTCTCATTCCTGTTTGCAGGTCAGGAGGACTTTGCCACGATTCAACCGGCAACCCTGTCATTTTAA